CTCTAGGTCATATCAACTAAAGTTACCACTACAACAGGAACCAAAAGCATGAACTACATGACACCCGACGAAGACCTAATGAGTCTTCAAATTTCCCTCGAAGAGGCCATGACCCAAAGGGGTGCAGAGAAGTACCTCAGGGACGTGACCAAGGCTGTCCAAACAGGACGTGAAGAGGCCACCATGTACGGGACCACCATCCTGTCTCACCGCATCGAGGTGCTGGCTGAGGCCATCGATACGTGGAAAGAGGTCAGCTCGAAGGGAGCCGCTGCTCGGTTCTCTGCGACATACCCAAAGGTGAAGGATGTCCCCAGCACAATGCTGGCATTCCTCACGCTCAAGGGTGTCCTGTCGGGGATCTCCAGCTTGAGAACCCTGCAGTTCGTAGGGGTCACCATCGGCACGGCTGTCGAGGATGAGCTGCGCTACTCCAAGATCCGCGAGGAGGAACGCAAGACCTACAACAAGATCATCCTGAAGGCGAAGAAGCGCACCTCAGGCCACTACCGACACATCTATGCGGTTCGTGCTGCGGATCGTCTGGAGGATGGCTGGCAGAAGTGGAGCCGTACTGATCGCCTTCATGTCGGGATCAAGCTCCTGGACCTGTGCATCCAGACCGTAGGGTTGGTCGAACTGACCCACCAGAAGGTCGATAAGGATCAGTCCATCAAGTACGTGAAGGCCCTCCCAGAGACCCTGGACTGGATCGAGCAGAAGAACGAGGTGGCTCAGTTCCTGCGCCCTGTCTACGAGCCCATGGTGGTGCAGCCCAAGGATTGGACCACTCCCTTCAACGGTGGGTACATCTCATCCAACATCAAGCCCCTGAAGCTCGTGAAGAGCAAGAACAAGGCGTATCTGGATGAGCTTCGCAACACCGAGATGCCCATCGTCTACGAGGCTGTGAACTCCCTCCAGAGAACCCCTTGGCAGATCAACAGCCAGGTGCTGGAGGTTCTGGCCCACCTCTGGGATGCAGGCTCTGAGATGGCTGGTATCCCTCCTCGTGAGGGTGTCGAGATCCCTTCCAAGCCCTTCGACATCGAGACCAACGAAGAGGCCAAGAAGGAGTATCGGATTCAGGCAGCCAAGGTCCACATGCACAACCTGTCTTTGATTGGGCAGCGCATTGGTTTCAACATGGCATTGGGTATCGCCAAACGATACGAGAGATTCCGCAAGATCTACTTCCCCTACCAGCTGGACTTCAGGGGTCGGATCTATGCCGTCCCTCACCTGAACCCCCAAGGGTCGGACTACCAGAAGGCCCTCCTACGGTTCGCCAATGGCAAACCCTTGGGCACCGAGGGATGGAAATGGTTGGCTATCCACGGAGCCAACGTAGCTGGGTACGACAAGGCCAGCTTTGAAGACCGTGTCAATTGGGTACAGGACCACGAAGATGAAATCCTTGCAATCGCAAAAGACCCCTACAACAATCGGGGATGGTGTACAGCTGTCGGAGATGTTGAAATCGACAAGCCCTGGCAGTTTCTTGCATTCTGTTTTGAGTGGGCAGGCTTCGCTGAGCATGGTGAGTCGTTCGTATCGAAACTGCCCGTGGCTATGGACGGTTCATGCTCTGGCATCCAACACTTCTCAGCCATGCTACGAGATCAAGTCGGTGGAGCAGCTGTTAACCTTGTCCCCGGGCAGCTTCCGGCAGACGTCTATCAGCTCGTTGCCAACAAGGTCATCGAGCAGGTTCAGCAGGATGCTCAGGATGGTACTGAGGATGAGCTGAAGCACAGCGATACAGGGTTCGCCTACGTCAAGTACGGAACCAAGAGCCTCGCACAAGCCTGGCTCGAGTTCGGGATTACCCGCAAGGTGACCAAACGATCCGTCATGACGCTGGCCTATGGCTCCAAGGAGTACGGCTTCAAGGAGCAGCTGATGGAGGACATCATCCGCCCAGCCAAGCACTCTGGCAAACCCTTCCCCTTCGCAGGGGATGGATACCAGGGCGCCCAGTACATGGCCAAGGCAATCTGGGTTGCCGTGAACAAGGTGCTGGTCAAAGCTGGTGAAGCCATGCGGTGGCTCCAAGGGGCTGCCTCTCTGGCTGCCTCTGAGGAACTCCCTGTCCGCTGGACAACCCCTGTGGGCTTCCCTGTGATGCAAGCCTATGCCGACCTGGACAAGCGCAAGGTCAAGACAGCGATCAACGGAAAGCTCGTCTACCTGACCATGTACCAGGACAAGGACGTGCTGGATCGTCGCCGTCAGTCTCAGGGGATCGCCCCCAACTTCGTCCACTCCTGCGATGCAGCTCACATGATGCTGACCGTGGTGAGAGCACGACAGGCCAACATCGAGAACTTCGCCATGATCCACGACTCCTTCGGGACAACCGCAGGGGATGTCGAGGACCTCTACCACGTGGTCCGAGAGAGCTTCGTGGAGATGTACAGCGAGATCGATGTGATCGAGTCCTTCAGGGATGAGATCAACCAGCAGCTCTCAGGAAAGAACCAAGCCCTCCTCGAACCGACCCCGGTCAGAGGCTCATTGGATCTGTCTCAGGTCTGCACCTCTCGCTACTGCTTTGCGTAAATGGTTACCAAAGTGCAATGGTTGCACAATTGGAAGACACAGTTTGAAAGGATTTTCCATGGGTATCAAGAAGATCAGCTTCAAGGCTGAAATGAGTGATGGCACCACGATTGAACTGAAGGAGCAGTACTCCGATGATGTTTCGTGGACATCGATCTCCTATCAATTCGTCAAGTTTCTCAAGGGGATGGGTTACCATCCATCTGACGATAGTATCGAGTATGACATTGAGCAGTATGTCGAAGAGAAAAACATCATTGAAGAAGGAAACTGGTAATCATGTATCAAATCGTTTTGCCTGACGGCACAGTTCGTATTGCCCACTCAATTGCTGAACGCAACGCAGTGATCCGAGAAATGAAAGAAGCCTACGAAGGTTATTTGAAGTAAGGAATTTATGAGTAAGCCTAAACTACCCCGGTACGTCACTCCTGCTGGAACAGCCAAGTACCCGTTCCTCACCAAGCCCGACACAAAGTTCAATCCTGATGGCGAGTACAAGCTGAAGCTGGAGATCCCCGGTGACAAAGCTCAGGACCTCGTCACCTTTTTGGATGAACAGTTTGCCTTGGCACAGGAGAAAGCAAAGAAAGAGAACGCTGGTAAGAAGATCAAGCCCGGTAACGAGCCCTATGAGATCGACCAAGACAGCGGCAAGGTCACAGTGAACTTCAAGCTCAAGGCCAAGGTCACCCCTAAGAACGGTGAGCCCTTCGAGCAGAAGCCTGCCATCTTCGACTCCAAAGGTAAGCCCATTACGGGTGACGCCAAGGTTGGTGGTGGCTCTAAGGTCAAGGTGGCCTACGAGGTTCTCCCCTACTACACGGCCATCGCTGGTGCTGGTGTCTCCCTTCGCATGAAGGCAGTCCAGGTCATCGAGCTGGTCGAGTACTCCGGTGGAGCAGGTGCTGGAGCCTATGGCTTCGGTGAAGAAGAAGGATACGAAGCAGAGGACAACTCTGCCGATAGCAATGGCTTTAGCGAAGAAACGTCCAACGAAGAAGACTTCTAAGAAGCCAATGACTACCCGCCAGGTCGGACTCAAATATGGGTTCCGATCTGGTCTTGAGGAGAGAATTGCAGAGAGCCTCACCGAGAAAGGTGTGGCTTTCACGTTTGAAGAACTAACCATCGCTTACGTGAAGCCTGAGAAGCCAGCGAAATATACGCCTGACTTCGTTCTCCCCAATGGGATCATCATTGAAAGCAAGGGTCGATTCCTCACAGAGGATCGGCAGAAGCACCTTCTTGTTCAGAAGCAACACCCCGACCTTGACATTAGGTTCGTCTTCAGTAACTCGAAGACAAAAATAAGTAAACGCAGCAGCACAACTTATGCTGACTGGTGTCTCAAGCATGGCTTTGACTTTGCAGACAAAGAGATACCGGATGAATGGTTAAACGAATAATATGGCATACAAATCAAATACGAAAGCTCGGGCTCGAACCGACTTCATTGCCATCCATTGCAGTGCGACAGGGAACCAGAACTTCGGAGCCGCCGACATCGACAAGTGGCACCGTAAGCAGGGCTGGGCCTGTATCGGCTACCACTACGTCATTCGCCGTGATGGTACCGTCGAAGAGGGACGAGATGTTGAGGTCGTGGGTGCCCACGTATCAGGCTTCAACGATGTCTCTGTGGGTATCTGCATGGTGGGTGGCGTCGATGCGGACGATCCATCCAAGGCGAAGAACAACTTCACAGAAGCACAGTTCGCCTCCCTCAAGCAGCTCCTGATCGATCTCAAGGTGCAGTACCCCAAGGCCAAGATCCAGGGTCACCGAGATTTCCCCAACGTCAAGAAGGCATGTCCCTCGTTCGACGTGAAGGAGTGGCTATTGGTTGCACAATTGGATAACTGACCAAAGGATTTTATGGATAAGGACGAAAGTACATTTCTGAGACACATACCCTGTGAGAACTGCGGCTCGTCCGATGCCAACTCCTTGTACTCAGACGGGCACCAGTTCTGCTTCTCATGTAACAGTCATGTCAAAGGTGACGGTACTTGTACAGAACCACCGACAAAACAGAACAAAGCAGCAGGACTTATCTCTGGGTCGTACCAGGATCTAGTCAAGAGGGGAATCCGGGAGGAGACCTGCAGGAAATTTGGCTACCAGGTTGGAGAGTACCAAGGGCGCATTGTCCAGATTGCCCCGTACTACGATGCGAGTGGAACCCTTATTGCCCAAAAGATCCGTACCCCATCGAAGGACTTCTCTGTCCTGGGGAACATCTCCACAGCCCAACTCTTCGGGGCCAACTTATGGAATGCCGGTAAGAAGATCGTTGTGACGGAGGGGGAGATCGATGCCCTCTCTGTCTCACAAGTTCAGGGCAACAAGTGGCCTGTGGTTTCCGTCCCTAATGGGGCACAGGGAGCCAAGAAGGCGGTCATGAAGAACCTCGAATACCTCAATAAGTTCGAGGAAGTGATCTTCATGTTCGACCAAGATGAGCCAGGCAAGAAAGCTATGGCCGAATGTGTCGAGCTGTTCGAACCGGGCAAGGCTAAGATAGCAACACTCCCTTGTAAGGATGCTAATGAATGTCTCCAAAAGAACCAAGCTGAGGCAATCATCCAGGCGATCTGGAATGCTAAGGCTTATCGACCGGATGGAATTATTTCTGGTGAAGAACTCTGGGACTCTGTCCGAGCAGAAGACACCGTTCACAGTACTCCTTATCCGTGGGAAGCCCTTAACAATGTCACCAGGGGGGCACGGAGAGGTGAGCTTGTCACGCTTACTGCAGGCAGCGGCATTGGTAAATCAGCAGTCGTTCGAGAGATTGCCCACCACCTGATCAAGAACGATCAGACAGTTGGCATGATCATGCTAGAAGAGAACCCTAAGCGTACAGCTCTGGGTCTCATGGGTATTGAACTAAACCGCCCATTACATTTGACCAAGGAAGGTGTCGATGAGGTATCTCTTAAAGCAGCATTTGATAGCACTGTTGGTAGTGGTCGTCTCTATCTTTACAATCACTTCGGGAGCAGTGATATTGATAACCTGGTCTCTCGCGTTAGATTCCTCGCTAGAGGTTGCGGGTGTGATTGGATTGTTCTGGACCATCTCAGCATCGTTGTTAGCGGTCTGGGTGATGGGGATGAGCGAAGGCTGATCGACAATGCCATGACCTACCTCAGAACTCTTGTCGAGGAGACAGGTGTTGGGCTGTTCCTCGTGTCACACCTGAGGAGACCTGAGGGTGACAAAGGGCATGAGCAGGGAGCCAAGACCTCACTGTCTCAGCTACGTGGATCTCACTCCATCGCACAGCTCAGTGACATGGTGATTGGTCTTGAACGTGACCAGCAAGGTAAGAACCCCAACGTGACAACGTTGAGGGTATTGAAGAATCGATTCTCAGGTGAGACCGGACTGGCCGGATACCTTGAGTACGATAGGGATACTGGAAGACTCGCTGAGTGTTCCGGTGATTTTGTAGATGAAAGTAACTCGGAGTTCTAATGACGCAACTTGACACACTCATTCACCATTTCAAGAAAGCCAAGAGCATCTCCCAACGAGAAGCTCTGATTGATTACTCGATCCAGTGCCTGACCAAACGCATCCAAGAACTGCGTGACCGTGGCTACAACATCGAGACTCAGCACAAAGTACACCCGACAACTGGGCAGCGTTACGCTCGTTACGTGCTGAAGAAATAATTATCCCTATCGGGTCATTTCTATGTGTTTTTGTGCATTCAAGAACGCTTCTGACCCGATCAGGACACTTAATTGCTAGTCGAAAGGGACAGCGTGGCACTAATTTTTGACATTGAAACTGACGGATTACTTGATGAGGTCACCAAGGTTCACTGCTTGGTGATCAAGGATACAGAGGCAGGTTGGGTTGACATCTATGCCGAAGGGCATGGTGCCATTGCAGATGGACTAACTCAGC